CCTAAGTTGTCTGTATATATAATCTCTTAATTATCCTTTCGGGTCAAGAGTTATTTTCAAGAGTTATTTTCTAATTTAGTAACTTAATGGGGAACATCGGATTTGAACCGATACCTCTGCCGGCCAGGGGCAGTATTCTTCCATTAAAATATATCCCCAAAATATATCCCTTTATTTATCCCAATTCCGGCGATTTGTCGTATTTCAATAAAGGCTGCCCTGTTACTGGTGAAATTTCAACTTTTGATTCGTCTCTTTTGCCGGAAGGAGTCCCACTAAACGTAGTTTCCTCTAATATAATATCAACAGCAACATCACCTAAAAGTCTTACTAAGGGTGTATAAGAACCAAGTCTGGTGTCCTCCAAAAAGTCAATAAGACTTTTATCAGAACCATATTGTTTAATCAAGCGTCTTGCTAATTCTATTCTTTCTTTATATTTTGTTTCTCCCCCCCAATCAGAAGTAAGTTTAGTAATTGCTTCTTCTTCTGCTTTTTTATCTTGTTTTACAAAAGTATCTAAAACGGCCAACGATTGTTTAATTGCAGCTTCAGAAATAGCTTTGTATTGTTCATTGGTTAAACCAGTTTTATAAGCAGCTTCCTGAAAAGATTTTACAAGAATATCATCCTGTTTAAAATCTTCGGGCAAACCCTCAAAAGCTATTTCAGGGTAATTCTCTGCTTTTTCCGGCCTTCCAAGTTTAGAATAAAACTTATTTTTAATTTCATTGTTTGCATCTTCCCCTGGAAGCTCTATTGTTTTGGACAATTTTTCTTCATAATCTTTCTGGATAGAGCCAAGTTTGCTTTCAAGCTCGACATAACCCTTTGATACTGCATTTGCATTCTCGAACTTTTTAAGACTTTCGTTTGATTTTAAATCTTCCGACAACTGTTCCGACAAAGGTATTACATTTTCATTTTCCATTTTTTGCTCCTTGTTTTAATGGTTTATTTTTAATGGGAGTTTCATCAAAGCATTAACAATAAGCTCTATATTTTCACTTCTTAACACAGCACATTTTCTTAACAGCTTATTAGCATAATTTCTTAAATAATTTTTTTCCTCTTTACTAACATTATTCTCATCCTCAGTTTCATCAAAATAACAAAGGTCAATTAGTATATCAGATAAAACCATTTTGCCCTCAACAGAACTAAAAATTCTTCGATATAGCTCTTGTTGTCTTTTTGCTGGCATTAAATTTGTAATTTTATTGCGGCTTATAAACATAATTATTCCTTAATTATTCCTTATTAGCCCTTTCTTTTTCCATTTTAGGATAATGTAAAACACCCCCAGCAATAAAAGCAAAAGCATCCGCCTGGTCTTTACTTTCAAGAGACATCTCTACTGCCATTTGTTTTGCCAGTTCAAATCTTTTTACATTATTACGAATTACTTCTGCTTCAGCAAGGGTGCGTGCATCTTGTTTTGCAGCTTCCCGTTTTTCCTGAGCGGCCATTGCCTGAGTATCCTGGTCAGCCATCTTATTCTCCTTTTTCTAATTTATCTATAACGCTTTCCTTTTCAACTTCTTTACCCAATTTTTGAACCACTTTAGCTGTTTTCTCAGCGATTTCAGCTTGAAACATTTGCTGCTGCTGCTGTGCCCTTTGTTGTTTAATCATAGCAACCTCTTCATCCTCTCTGAAAATTTTAGCTGGCATTCCGTGTGTAGTTAAAAGCTCTTTGGCCAGCTCATCATCATCTATTCTATCGAGAATTCCAGGAAACATTTGTATATATGGGGCAGCAACCTCTAAACTTTGTCTAATTCCTCTGGCTTTAAATAATCTTTTTTGTGCTTCTGCCAAAGGCCCGACATACTCAACATCAATATTAAAAAATCCTCCGGTGATAGCCAATAAAATTGGTGGAATTTCAGGAAGTTTTCTTTGCATAAACAACAAATTTAAAACTCTGTCGTGTACTCTATTCATAGATTTATTGAGCTGCCCGAACAAAGAGCTCATTAGAGCCACTTTTTCCCCTGCCAATTCAATTATTTCAGTAGCTGTTTTTGTTCCTTCCATACGAGCTAACATTAAAAAGAAATCTACTTGAAAATGTGTCTCGATTGCTTTTTGTAACATTTCAGTATAATCTTTACCCACAGGATAATTCACACCAACATTTATAGGGGAAATAATTCTTCCTGCGTCCCTATAATAATTCATTCCGTGAGGGGTCATATCAACCTCGTCTCTCATTTCCTGGGGGATGTTAAGAGGTGGCTCTACGGAAAGTTGTGATACTTCCATCATTGTTTTACTGGCACTATTTAATCTTTTTATTTCAACAATAGCATCACCAAGTAATCCTCTTCCATAAATTTCCCCAGAATATTTTTGCATTCTCCAAATTATAGGATTTAAAACCCTGAAACCACCACGTCTAACTAAGATTTTTTTATCAGCTTCTACATAATATGATACATATTTTTTAAACTTCTTTTGACCTTTACTTTTAGAATCATACTCAGTAACAATATAATCATCAATAGGATAAATTGCCTGTAAAAATTCAAATTTATTATCTAATCTGCCGGTTTTATATGCGTTTTTTATATTATCAGAAACTTTATCTTCTCCAAAATCTTGAATTGCCTGCCGGGCATCTAATTCAAACTTTCGATGAACAACATCAACTTCCCCCAAATAATTTTCAGCAAACCAAATCTGTCGGGGATTATGTACCAAAAAGGTTATTTCCCTGTTGCCCACATCCTCATCGACAAATATATTAGCATTGCCAACAGAGCCACCATCCAATAAAAATTCCCGGACACCATCATAAAAGTTAGACTCATTAAATTCCCAATAAACAGCTTCTCTGGTATCCTGTAACCACTGACGAATATCTTTATCTTCATTAAGAAATCTGAACTGCTGCCCGCCTATTCGATAATTAAACCATTCCAGGGCACGGGATATATGATAACCTTGAATACCATCCACCCAAAGTTTCAATGCAGATTCGGGTGTTCCATCATATATTTCTGTTTTCCGTTTCTTTCCTTCCTGTTGTTTCTTTTGAAAATCCGGATGGCGGCTGCATCCAAAGCTGGCCACATCATTCCATACGGGTTCATAGTTTGCCCGTATCTCTTCCAACTGATGTTGTCGATTTAAAATTTTTTCTACTAATATTTTGTCTTTGTTTTCAGTCATTTTTTCTTTGATAATGTTTTCTTGCCTCTTGCTTTGCGAAGTTGTGAATAACAAACAGCTTTTCTTTGAGCATCATTAGGAAATTCTTTTCTCATTATTTCTGAACTAATACATCTTGCAAGAAAAACCTTCGATGGCTCTCCTTCACGCACTTGTGGAAGCGGCATTTCTATTCTCCTTTTTAGCCTGATATTTTAGCCTGATAAAAGTGTTGCACGTCTGGTATATGGTGAAATCTGTTCAAGTGATGGTTGCGTTAAAATAGTTGCTCTTCTTCCTGCTGCTCGTCTTGTAACTTCTTCCCAACCTTTTTCTTGAGATTCTAATTCTTCAGTAGTTGTCTCAGGCACTTTTTCAGTTATATCCGGCATACCAGGCACTTTAGGTTTTCCTGAAAATGCCCCACCCATTGCTGCTCCACCTACTGCTGCACCAGTGATACCCATAATGATTAAGGTAGTTGTCCATCCCATTTAACATAACCCCCTTACTTCCATTTTTTCTTCATCAAACCAAACTATTTTTTTATTTGGTAACACTTTTCTACCCTTTAATATTGCTTTATAATTATCCACCTTTGTTCCAAAAGGTAAACAAACCATTATAAAATTTAAACAATCAGGCCATTCCTGAAAAACACCAAATCCTCTAACTTCCCCTCTGTTACTAACATAAATAAATGCAGTATCTTTATATTTCACAAAAATTCCCTGAACTAAATCTTTTGGGGTTCTACCAAGATTTGGGTAATGTTTTTGAGCAAATTTTACTACCTCTTCCAATCTTTCTTCTTGTAATTTCTGCCACCTGCAAGCCATATATTTATGAACCTTAATTATGAACCATAATCATAAACCGTAATTAAGTATATCATAATTCATTTTTGCTTTTCCACTTGACCCCGCAGGCCTGTTAGACAATAAAACCGCAATAGATTTTATTACTCCTCTGCGGTATGCTTCCGCTAATTGACGGAAAGCATCAGAACCGTTCGAAAATTGGTCGTGCCTGGGTTTAGTAGAATAAGCCCTGGTTTTCTCATTATAATTTTTACGATAGTTTTCTAAGCAGGTAATTCCTCTTTCACATTTTCTTTCATCCCACCAGCATTTTCTTAAAATACTGCGAGTAGTTTCAATTCCTTCATTTACTGAAGCCGGTCTGGGCATAATTTCAAATTCCAAACCCAGACCAAAAGCAATATCATAAGTTGAACCACCAATAGCCAAATTTCTTGCAATTACATCGTGGGGGGCAAAATGCTGACTATACACATAAGGTTTTTCCTTAACTATCTTAACATAATGAGAAATTGATTCACCTACATTCTCATAATAGTCAATCAAATGTATTTCTTTACCAACAAACTGGGCAAACCAAATTGCAGTAGCATCACTAATTCCCAAATCCCAAAAAGTAAATACCGAAGTAGTTTCATCATAAGGAACAGGACAAATTCTTCTATCAAGTAATGCTTCAGTCATATACCTGGAATAATAAGCACCTTCCACACCCAGGTCGAATGATACATAAAATTCCTGCTGAATCATATCCTCAGTCATTCCTGCTTTTCTTTCTTCTTCTATGTTTTCAAGAGAAATTGCTTTAGTATCATCTATTGTTAATAATTGACAAAACCAAATTTCATTGCTATTGGCCATTTTATAAATGTCATACCCGTGATTTTTACCTCGTGGTGTAAAATTAAATATTGCCCAACCATTATTTTGAGCCAGCACAGGTCTTACATAATTCCAAGCACTTGGATTTTGAATAGAATATTCAGAAAAAACATTTCCAATGGGATTAGGCCCAACAATTTCGATGCGGTCTGTCCCCATAATTTGAAACAAAGCCCCATTTCTCAAACGGATTTTCATTTCCTGGTCATTTTGTTTCTCAATAATTTCTCTGGGAAAATGATGAATATTACGAAAACCTTTATCATCAACTCCATCCCAGAGAATTTTTCTTCCCATACTTAAAGTTGGGAAAAAGTACGAATATTCCCCTGGTCGTTCCATCATTTTTTTTATCATAAGATTTAAGCAGGTTTTGTCTTTTCCACTTTTTCTATGCCAAACTATAACTGCTCTTTTAATTCCTGAATCCATAGCAACAAAAAGGGGCTGCTGATAAGAGCGGGGTTCATAATTAAAGGGAATAAATGTCTGCATAATACACCACAATTTTCACCAACTATTCCTCTGTTTATCAAAACCCAAGTTTTCTTTCCTCAAAAAGTTCTATATTATGTTCAGAAACCCAACTTTTTGCAGGTTCTCCATCTTTATCAAAAAAAGTACAATCATATTCTCTATAACCTTTTCCACGATAAAGAATACCTATTACCTTAGCTTTAATGCTTCCAAACTGAATAGAATCCCCAATTTTAATTCTTTTTTTCATTTTTATTCCTCGGTTTTATCATCAGGTTTATCATCAGGTTTATTAAATGATTGGAGAATTACTTGCCAAACCTCTTTGTTTTCTTCAGTAACATCAACAGATTTTAAATCAGGAACTATTTTTTTCAAGAGGGCAATGGCCATTACTTTATCCTTAAATGCCTCTTTAACATAATGCTCTAAAAAAGTATATCCCCCAGAAATGCCCTTTATTTTTTCTATTTTTTTGAGGGCCTTCATAAGATTGGCCTGGGCATTTCGTATATCTTTGGGCTTTCCCCCAGGATTTAATGAACCGTGTCCAGGTAAAAGGCGACCGTGCGGGCCTCTTGGAATTTTTATTTGATGATAAACCTCTGTATTTTCTAAAGCATTCTGTAAATCTTCTGTTTCTTTATACAAATTCTGCTCTATTTTTTCTTCTATATTTTCATTCATTGTTTTGTTTATTTTCTTATTTATTTTCTTATTTATTTTTTCTTAATTTTATAAATTGAACCCCAGGGAATACTCTCAACACTATTACAATCACCATCTTCTTCAACATCCTGGGCAATCCTTAGAAATTTAATACCATCCTGAACCCCGTTATTTACAAAAAAACCTCTGGATATTACATTCCCAATACAAGCTCCTTCCATTTCATTATCACTTCTCCACATATCAGATGAGGTATATGTATCTTTCCACCAAACCGTTAAAGGAGTATATTTCTTAAAATTTTGTGCTTCCATATTTACCCCATTTATAGTCTCTAATAGCTTTTCCCCCGATATATTTATTTTTGTAAGAATGTAAATTATCAGACAACCAGGCAGGTCGTTGAATTGAAAGAGAACACATTTTACCCAATATGCCAAGAAGCCCACCCTTATCTCTTCTATTCTTTATATTTGGCATTTAATACACCCACATATCCAATTTAAATACAATTTTTATAAAAAATAATAACAAGTTAAATAGGTATCTAACTTATAATCTAATATACTATACGTTTAGAAAACAAATTTGTTCATAAAATGTTCATAAAAATCTATAAAATTCTTAAAATTTTTTTAAAGTAGATTTGTTCTATGCTGTATCCAGGTAGATTAAAGAGAGCATTGTAGGGAATTATTATTATTCCCCCCACGAACACAGTCAGGACAAGAAATCCCATCTGGTGTCATTTCGTGGGAAATTTGAGATAAAATCATCATCATTTCAATA